CGGCTGGCGGAGTAGTGGTTGGTACTATTATCTCTCCAGCTATGGTACCGGTGGTTACCGCGTCTCCTCTTCCATTGGCAAGAACTGCAATGGGAGTTCCGCCAGTAGATTCGCCGGTCCTTACTGGCAATCCACAAGCTCCGACTCCTGCTTTAGGCGATGCTGATACATCGATTGCGACTACAGCGTTTGTTAGTAATGCTCTCTCTGGGGTTGGGGCCACTTTCCCACCTGGTACATTGATGATATTCCATCAGACAAATGCTCCAGTTGGATGGACAAAGGAGACAACTCATAATGATAAGGCCCTTCGTGTAGTCACTGGCGGCGTTGGCGCCGCAGGCGTTCTGCCATTTACAACTGCATTTGGTAGATTGAACACTGATCAGCATACTCTCAGTACATTTGAAATGCCGGTGCATGCCCACGCAGTTTTCGACCCATCGCATGCACATAGCGTTGCTGATCCTACGCATACTCATTCGTCGACGGCTCCCCTGATTGGTTCTACCACCACTGGATCATGGGACAATTCTAATGGCATAGAAGGCGTACTTGCCGGTATCAATCCTGCTTTTACTGGCATTGGCATCTTTGGTGCCTTTACCGGCATCAGCCTAGGCAATAATGGCTCTGGTGGTTCGCATAGCCACGGTGCAGATATGCGTGTGCAATACGTCGATGTCATCATAGCGCATAAGAACTGAAATGACTGATACAGAAAAACCACGAGCAAAAGGTGATATGAAATGCCCGCTATGGCAGAAGCCGATGAAGTTGGTCTGCCATACCTGCGAATGGTGGATCCATGTTCGTGGCAAGCATCCACAGGGAGAAGAGATCATTGATCAATGGGGCTGTGCGATTGCATGGCTTCCTGTGTTAATGATCGAGAACTCGCAGCAGCAAAGAGCAACCGGTGCAGCTGTTGAGAGCTTCCGCAATGAGATGGTGCAAGCGAATCAGCAGATTGCAATAGAACAGAGGAAGCAGAACTATGCGATTGACTATAATCCCAAGCGATAACGTAGTCGTCATAGACGGCCGCGCTGTGGTAATTAACTTGAGTAACTACACATCTCTTAAGGGAATCCACGCTATACAATGGGATGGCGAGAAGGGGCATGTCGAGTATGATAACTCGAGATCAGTTGACTTTCGTTCTAATGAATTAATTGATGGTATAGAATCCTATCGAAATGTTATAGAGGCTTGTAAGAGAGAGATAGCAGCTGAAGATGCTAAGCCAGCCTCAGTTCCGCATGATCCGACCAGGACTGATGAATGGGCTAAACGAATAAAGGAGATGTCAAATGCCAAGTGAAACCCCTAAGCAAGCTCGCACCATGGCGGCGGCGGCTCACAACCCTAAGTTCGCTAAGAGAATGGGAATCCCACAATCTGTGGCGAAAGAGTTTAACCGAGCAGATAAGAAGACAGGAATCCTAAGAAAGAAGAAGAAATCATGAAAGATCCACTTGGTCCATCTGAAGATCTGAGAGATCTGGATATTGATAATCTAGTGCCCCCAAAGATCATGAGACTAGCGCAGCACTTTCACAACCTGATTTATATCCGGTTCTTCTTTGAGCAGATTGGACAGCAGCCGCCTGAGTGGACTAAACGTGAAATGAACAGGGCTGATAAGGCCCTTCAATTAGAGTTGATACGAGAACAGGGCCAAGGTGGCCGATTACGGGAGACTAAAGATGAAACAGGGTAGAGCTACTAGAGATGTTAAGGAAGGTACCAAGCGAGAACCAATCCCTAAAGCAGTACATGAGACTGCGGTATCTGAGCTTGGCAGAGCTGTTCAATTCACGAAGTCGCCCTTCTATGGTGGTCAGGGCTACAAGCCTCCTGGGCCCAGTCCATCTCGAGCCGGTCCAGGAGGAGGTAGAACTATCCACCCTAGCGGATCGCAGGGTAAACACAAGTAAGGAGGTTGAAATGGCTGAAACTAAAATCCAAGATGCTGCTAAGGTCAGCTCACTTCTCGATATCGTACTAAAGACTGTTCCACTCCCCAATCTCCGTGCTGTCAACCAGGCAGCGATGGAGGAATTGGTGCAGATAAATGAGGAGCTTACAAAGGAACAGGCGGCAGCTGCGGAACAGGCTAGGAAGGAAGCTGAGGAAGAAGCTGCTAAAAAGGCAAGGGAAGCTAAGGAAAAGGAGGCTGCATAATGGCTAGAGACATTCTAAGCGAATACGGAAAAGACATTCCTCACCCGCAAGCAGCGAGAGCTACTACTGGTGGTGTGAAGGAAGCTAAGCCAATCGCTAACTACAAACCACCGCAGGGACCAACTAACATCAATGATCCTAAGGGCCCAGGGCTCCATGGGCAGAACCTTGGAATGGCCTATAAGCCAACGGCTTCTGGTACTTCTGGATCTCCTGGCATTGGTGGCACTACTCATAAAAGCGGTAGCCAGCGTGGATGACTAGCATAACCGATATAGCGAATCGGGCCCTATCTTCGATAGGTACCCGATCGCAAATCGCAGATCTGTCAGAGGACTCCAACGAAGCTCGTAACTGTAAGCTTCTGTTGGAGCCTCTGCGGGATGAACTGCTGCGGATGGCACCATGGAATTGTGCCTTCAACTTCGCTAACCTATCACTTATCTGCTCTGCCCCCGGCACACCAGAGAACCCAAGCGCTGGATTGAGTACCTGGGACAAGGGAGTACCTCCTCCACCATGGAGCTATGAATATGCATACCCATCTGATTGTCTCCGTCCTGTTTATGTCGTACCTCAGTTTACCACTGGTTTTACTTCTGGGGTGCCAATCACCACTGCGGTAACTGGCGGGGCTCCAGCCTTCTGGAATGGACCGCCGGTTAGGTTCAAGGTAGCCATTGATCAAATAGGCTCTACTGGAAAACCAGCTAAGGATGGGCAGGATCAGCGAGTTATCCTAACCAATCAGGAACAGGCAATCCTTGCTTATATTAAGCGAGTCACCAGTCCTGATGTGTGGGATGATCAATTCCAGCAGGCTCTAGTGGCTGCCTTAGCTGGTAGACTGGTCATTTCCTTGACTGGGGATAAGGGCCTGGCCCAACTGAAGATGCAAGAGGCTAACCAATACATCTCTTTGGCTAGGCAAAGCGATGGGAACGAAGGTCTAACGATCAATGATGTTACCCCAGACTGGATCAGAACTCGTGGAATCTCTTATCAAGCCTGGGAGTTCTCCCCAAACATTATGTTTGATTGGGGGCCGATGCTAACTATGTACTAAAGGAGACTACAGGTGGCCACCTTCATTTTCTTCGATGAGTTCGGCAAGAACGTGAGCGGCGCAATCAACCTTAGTACTGATACCTTCAAGGCTGCGCTAACCAACACGTTACCGGTGCAAGACACGGCCGATGAACTCGCGGACATTACTCAGATTGCGGCTGGTTTTGGCTACGTTGCAGGCGGCGCTACATTGACCACTGTGACATATGCCGAGACAGGTGCAGGCACTGGCATCTGGAAATTCTCGAGCGATGACGTAACGTTTACAGCTTCTGGGGGTGATATCCCTGCCCATCAGTTTTTAGTGCTCTATTCCGATACTTCGATCGGCGACAAGCTCGTTGGCTATGTGGATCGTGGATCTTCTGCTACGATCAGTGATGGCAACTCCCGAACTTGGGACGTTGGTGCAAACGGCTGGTTTACGCTAACGATACCATAACATGTCAGTAAACCATACCTTCGTAAATCCAAAGGCTGATAGTGCTGATGCTACTATTGTTCGTCCCAGCGACTGGAACGCCGATCACATAATTGTAGGTGGGGTTAGCGGCAACTATCTCTATAACAATGCTGGGCTATTCGGCGAAAGAACACCGACGCAAGTTACAGCGACACTCGACCTATTTACACCAACACTTAAGGGGCTTGCCCCTGCGAGCGGCGGCGGCACTGCAAATTTCTTGCGTGCTGATGGGACGTGGAACACTCCACCAGGAGGTGGCGCTAGCGTAACCATATCACCGACGGCTCCTGTCGGCCCTAGTCATGGGGACTTGTGGTGGGATAGCACTGGAGGTCAACTCTACATCTATTATGACGACGGCACTTCGCAGCAATGGGTTATTACG